CATTCTTAATAATGCTAATGATAGTATTCATATTAGCATTAAGCTCTGTAATTGGGCTAGCTGTAAATGTCAGTGTTGGGCTACCACTGAATGTACCTGCTGGAGCCGCGCTGATAGATACTGTTACTGAACTTGTAACGGCTGTCACAGTTACAGGTGTACTGTTAGTAAATCCGCCGCCAGTTATTATCATACCAGGAACAATAGTTCCACTTACATTAGATAAAGTCAATGTAGTAGTTGAGTTGCTGACGTAAGTTGCTGTTGCAGGAGTACCAGATAATGTAGCATTTTTAGTATTATCAGTCACTTGTGTAACTAGAGTTTGATAACGAGTTTGTGTAGTCTGATTCAATACTTGTAAAGCCAGTGACTGAGCAAAACTAATACCGTCTAATGTTTCTGTTAATTGTGTGCCAATTGCCACTGCCTTAGCACTTACATTTTTATAGTAACTCTTACCAGCAGTAATTGATTGATAAGTTCCGTCTGTTAACAGATCGATCACTTGACCGTCAATGATGTATCCAATATCGCGATAACAAGTAGCTTGATTGTAACTAAAGCCCCCAGCAAATGTAGTTGATAGGTAACTAACAACACCGTTAGCAAGAGTATAGGAATTATTCTCAAGTAGATTAAATGTTGTGTAAGCAGTATTTGTATTTGATATAGTTGGATATGTAGGTGAAGCCGGTGTTTGATTATTAATAACACCAGTTACTATATTGAATAAATTAGTAACAGTTGTTGATTGACCACTGCCATCGGGCCAACTAGCATTTTGTGCTTGGTTAGTAATCTTACCAGCAACACTTTGATTGCCAATAGTGCTGTTGGCAAAACTTACACTAGTTGTTGTACAGTTAGTAACAGTCCAGTAGCCGTTATATCCAGTTGGAGTCATACCTTGAACAGTAATGATTTGTCCAATGTTGTAAGGGGCAACAGACTGAGTAGCAAAAGTCAATGTAGCAATAGTACCGCTACCACTTGCACCTGTTGTAGCAATATAATTACCAGTTGTTGGCACTACAGAGCTGTTACTAATAACACTTGTAGTTACGTTCAATGCGTGACCTAAACCTGCAACACAAGCCGCTATATGGTTACTAGCTAGTTGGCTAGTATTATTGGCAATATACTGGTTAGCCGCTTGAGTAGTTGCGCTATTGCCACCATAAGTTATATCATACGCAATAGCTTCTAGTACATAAGTTAAATCTCTTGTACTACTAGATGCATTGTAACTAACACTTGGATAGTTAGCATTGATCCATGCATTTGTTTCACTAGTAATAAAAGGTATGTTAGCTATAATAGCAGTTTGAGCATGACCTGCACTACTACTTAATCCGCTTGGATTTGTAAATGTTGGAGTAGTACGACTACTGATACCATTCTTGATTAAATTTAAAATAGTATTGATTAATGTAGTAATTGTAGTTTGTTGTAGACTACTATTAATAATTGGATAATTAGAATTTATATAAGTTACAGCACCAGATTTTAATGTAGTTGCCGCTGCCGATATTTGTCCAGCCGCAGTAGTTAATGACGAGCTCACTCCGCTAGTAGCAGTTATAGGACTAACGCTTGGACTTGGTTGGCTTGCGCTGTTAACAATACCTTGTATTGTACCAATGTTAGTATTAATACTATTACTTGCAACACTGCCGCCAGTTAAAGTACTATTAGCGTATTGAATTACACCAGTTTGATATAGTGTAACTGGTGCATTGTTATTGATAATAGCCTGAGACAAGGTATTGATATAACCGATTGCGGCTACAGTACCTGCTTGCTCATAGCTTTGAATTTGGTATGTACTATTGATCCAATATTGTAACCCAGCATACACACTTTGAGTATTACCGCCATACATTAAATCATAACATAGCGCCCAAACAATATATTTTACATCGCGTTGGCAAGTTGTTTGACTATAAGTTAATGTAGGATAGTTAGCTAGTAAGTAGGCAACAATCTCAGCTTGTATAAATGAAATGTTGTCCAACAATAATGTGACAGCACTAGCTTGTCCTGTTGTCGTAGTTCCTGAAATTCCAGGGAATGTCGGTGTAGGTATTACTCCGGTAACAATTTGATTACTTATATTGTTAATAATTGTAGTAACACTTGCTTGAATACTTGTGCTAGCAGACACGGCTGCTACAGAAGAATTGATTGTAGCGGCTAAATTGGCTAATACTCCGGCAATTTCACTAGGCCCAGTAGTGTTAGCTTCCATATTACCAGTAGCAGTTGTTAGCCCTAGAACAGTTCCGTTAGGCTGACTGCTAACTTGAATTGTTGAGCCGTCGATAATATTAGTAATATAATAAGTGTAGCCAGGAATAATATTACCAAAACTAGTTCCACTGAATATAATTGGGTTACCAACTACCATACCTAATGTACTAGCTATAGTAATTCTATTACTTGTTCCAGTTAATGTAACTGGATTTTGTTGAGTAGATGTAACTGTTATGTTGCCTGGATTGCTAACAGTATATGTACCCACACCTCCATTGGCAGTTCCAAAGCCGGTGATGATAACAGTACTAGAAACTCCGGTTCCAGTAATAACCATACCAATAGTAAATGTGCCAGTAACAGTACCGGCAATGGTCATAGTAGTTCCCACTATAGAACCTATAGTCGAACTGGCAAGACCTGTCGTAGCTGTGACTGCTTGATTAATAGGAGTTGCACTAGTGCTTAGTCCAGTATTGGCGTACTTGAATCCTAAGGCAACTTGTATACTTTGGAAGTTACTACCAAGCTCTAAATCATAACATAGAGCGCTAATAACTTTGCCTATGTAGGTTTGTAGATTAGCTGTGCTATAAGAATAAGCGGTAACTTCGGTCTGGATATAGTTTAAAGCCGCAGTAATTTGAGCAACTGCACTACTTACATCACTATTATAACTGTCAAATAAAATACTAGCCTGTGTGGTGCTGTTAAAATTTGTACCTAGTGCAAGGTCGTAACCGATACCGTTAATAATATTTTGGAAAATATTTCTGTAACGAGTTTGGTCAAACGTAAATGTATTGACATATTTTTGATTCAAATAGGCAATAGTTTCTGCTTGAATAAATGTTTTATTAGACTCTAGTAAGCTGGCGGCATCTTGATATTCTTGTAAAGCACTATTGCCGCCAGTAAATGATACACTAGTAATTTGACTCTTATATTGTGTTGGCCCAATAGTGTAAGCAAGTGTTTGGCGATATGGCCCAGGTTCTGTAAATGCTGTACTGATTAAATTCTGTGCTTGTAGTAGTGCGGCACCGATAGTTTTATAAGCATATTGCGGAGCACGGCCGTTACGTCCAGCTGGCACGTTACGTTGTGTATCATCGCCGCCTGTACTTACATATAAGTTTGTACCGCTATAGTGGGTATTGTTATCAACATAAAATTTAGTTGCGGCTTGTAAGTCATCGCTGCCGTTTCTGATACCAAATCCACTCATGCTTCCCGGATGGTCACTCAACTCTAATGCACCAGTCATACTATCGCCATCACGCAATACTGCATGTTGACGTTGGACAGCTTCTGTAGCTACATAGTTACCGCTTAGATTAGCATTGTAATCTGGGTCAGTTGTTTGTGGAGTAGTTGGCATTGCACGTACACGCAATGCTCCTGCAACTGTACCGTTAATGGTCTGTAAGAAATTGTTGTTAGCATAATTAACTGTGACAGGTAGTTGCCCTATTGTTGTAGTAATACCTTGTCCAGCATACACGGCATTAAATGTTGCTACTAAAGCCGCACTTGGATCAGCTAAACGGCCAATAGTAAACAAGTTTGCATTGATTGGAGCACCCATACTCGGAGCAGAATCTGCAATAAGACCAGCCGCAGTGCTAGTAATTTTAACTTGTTGGTTGCTAGTAGTGTCGATAGTAATACCATTACCAGCAACAAGATTACGAGCTGTTAAACTGTTGCCAGTAGTGCTGGCCATAATGACCTGGTTAGCACTATAGCTTTGACCTTTAACAATACCATTAGTAGTAAGTGTGCCAGTGGTTGTATTATTAACAGTAATGCTGGTAGTAGTTGCTGATGTTACAATAAAATTACCATTATAGCCTGTTGGATTACAGCCTGTAATAGCAACGTTTTGATTAATATTGAATGGTAGACCTAGTCCTGGATTAGGATTAGTAAAATAATAGGTAACTTGAGAACCGTTGGCACTTATCGTAGTAAGTGTAAATCCAGTAGAACCAGGAGCATCTGCTAAGTTGCCAAATTTAATAAATCCGCCAACACCGAATACAGCATACAATTCGTTAAAGTTAGCATTAACCTTATTAAACGATTCGCGAATACTATCGCCAGTACCGTCATTACCTTGTATACCAATATCAATAATTTGTTGTGTCATCTTTTATACTCCAAAACTGCTTCCGCAGCCGCATGTGTTTGTTGCGTTAGGATTCTTTATAGTAAAATTGCTACCCATTAGCTCTTCTTTATAATCTATCACTGCACCATTTAGATATGTCATACTCATGGCATCCACAAGTAGTTTAAATTCATCTAATGGAATTTCAAAATCGTCTTCGTTTGCTACTTCATCTAGGGTAAATCCATAGCTGAAACCTGCACATCCGCCGCCTTGGACAAATGTACGTAGTGCTAAATTGGGGTTTCCTTCTTCGTAAAGGATATCTTTGATCTTTGTTTTTGCTGAATCTGTAATTGTAATCACACTTATAGCCCTCGATATGATATTTATCAAATGCTTTTTATAATCTTAATGTAAATAAGTGTATGTACTTGGGCATGGAATATCAACAAACTCAACACATACGTACAAGTAAAAAGGGTAATTACCACAGTTACTTTAGAAAAAAACGTATTGTGATCTTTCGTTGCGACTGTTGCCAGGGAATTTTTAAACGTGACAAGGGCGACGTAGACCCTAAGCGTTTAGATAATAATTATTACCATGTATGCGGTAATTGCGATGCTAAGAAGTTTGCCCAGAGCAAAGGCGTAGAAGCTCGGCGAGTTTGGGATATGCCAGTTAGTAGTCTTAAGACGCTAGACCAATTTTAGATTTAATTGCGCTAGCTACAGCACCGTAACTTGTAGGATGTAGTTTGTCTGCGGTACTTGATATTTGTGCTAAATCAACAGAATCATCTCCGACAATTGCTGTAGAAACATCCTTAGCGGCGCTTCTATTAAAAGGTAGTATCCAAATGTATCGTTTAGCTTTTAGAGCAGATTTAATATGTGCTATATTCGAAATAGTAGCTTGAGGATTATTATTTTTGCCGCCATTAGCTAGCGGATAATCGTTTGTTCCAGCACTTACTATTGCTAAATCTGCACCTTGTAAGTCTGGATTAGACATAACAGCAGACAAAATTGCTTTAGTACTGCGCCCGACTACAGCATCGGTATGTGCAGTAGGAAACAACTTACTAGTACCGAGCGCTATACTATCACCTACTACAACTATTTTAGAAAACTTACTCTCTGAAATAACCTTTGTAAACCCAATTCTAGAACTAATAACATTCCAGTTGATAATTTTCCATTGATTAGCTAGATAGCCTTTCTTATCTGCTTGATAATCCAATACGAATGCGTGTTCCCACCAGTCAATTAACAAGACAATATCCATCTTAATTTCGTGGTTCTTGATTGTTTTGATTTCGCCTCTATGCGACAAATAAACCCATCCACTACCTTGCACTGCCATAGCTTCTTTTTGAAACTTATCTTTAAAGTTATCAAAAGTTTTAAAGTGTTTGGTAATAAATTCGCTAGCAGATCCATCTGGCTTGTTAGCACCTGCAGGTACTTGAAATTGTGTAAAATAAATGTCGTGTAAAAAGGCACCTGCTTCGTTAAAATCAGCATCGCCTTCGCCCTTGTTAAAGCGATCCACATAGGCTTTGTACAATTTACCGTAATGATAATCTATAGTATCTTCGCTAAGACTGGGCTCTAAATCATCGCGAGCATAGGGCAACTTTGTTTGGACTAAAGTTTTAGGAGTCTTACCTTCGTTAAGTGTAATGTGGCGTATAAAGTTGTACATAGTGTATTTATTCGGTATAAATATCATGGAGGATAAAACACTATGATTAAATTTATCAAAAGTTTCTTTAAAAAGAAGGAAGACCCAGTTGCACCTTACAAGGTAGAAACCCCTGTTGCAATAGGTGAGCCGCCAGCTACGTTAGTAGTTGAAGGCGCTGGGCAAATCGATGTAGCACCAGTTCCTGCTAAGAAAAAGCCCGCGGCTAAGAAAGTTAAAACAACTAAGCAATTAATCGAAGAACATCCTGATTATAAGCCAGAAGCTAAAACTAAAAAGCCACGTGCTCCACGCAAGCCTAAAGCAGAGTAAGTTGTTTAGCCTGCTCGTAAAGAGCAAAGCTGGCTAGATTCTTGCCCTTGCTTTCGCACATAATATCGTGCGAGTCTAAAAAGCTCAAAGCCCATTCATTGACCGCACTATTCCAATAGAAGTCAGAATGTGCTCTGAGCTTTTGCTTTTTGTATCCGTCTAGAATAAGTTGGGCATGAACAGGTGCGGTAGTCCTGTCATGGTCCACGAGATAGTCTTCGCGAGATACGCTATAGTGCATAGTAGGGCGAAGACCACGCCAACTGTCAACAACTCGCTTAACACGGTCGTCTCCAGGCTGAATGTACTCTCCCTCACGAATCCAATGATGATGCACGTCAAGAACGATAGGAATAGTATCTGTAAGAGTGAGACAGTCATTTAACCCCCATGAGTTTTCTTCGTTTTCGATAGTAATACAGTTTCTTGCTTCTGGCGATAGTCGTTGGTACGCACGGCGGATACCTTCTGGACCTTGTTTACCCGAGATGTGGACGTTGATCTTGAAATCCTGGAAGGACTTGCCGTAACCCATCCAACGTGCCATATCCGCATGATATTCGAACTCCGCTATCGACCGTTCGACAATGCCTGGGTTATCACTTGCCAGAACTGTAAACTGGCCAGGATGCATAGACAATCGAATATTGTTATTGCGAGCAATGTCGCCCACTCTCTTAAAGTGGGTTTCGGCGTATGATACAACGTCAGGTTGACGCCAATAATCAGCAAAGTCGTCGTGAGTATAAGCAGGCAAAATGTCACTGCTAATCCTAACCATCCGAAGAGGAGCATCAAGGGTGCTGACACGTTCAACTAGCCGCCTTGTTGCTTCGATATTGCCTACCATTAGGTCCCATAATCTTTGCTCCGCTACATCTCTTGATTGTTTATTTAACCAAGAAATAGTAGTTGTGCCAGTGTTGTATTGTTTGGCATCGTCATCTTTGCCAATACCATCGACCTGATGAGGGTGGTCAATCCATTTACATGCGAAGCCTATACGTTTCATTACCAATGCCTTATGACGCCTAAGATTATAAAAGTGTTTGTAAGTACATATGATAACACAATTAAGGTACGAATGCAAGCAATTCGGTCCGATTCTTTGTCCGTATTGCCTGATTTTTCACCTAACGCTTTGGCCCAAACACGCCAAATTTTACGAAAGAAGATCCTCATTCCACTCACGGTGCCCTTCTCTAAAAGCCATATTGGATTGGGTTTCACGTACTTCTACACGATAGCACCACAAACGAGCAGCCTCGCCGGGGCCCCACATTTCTGGAATATAAACACCATTGACATACTTGTAAAGCATATCGCTTAGACCTTCGCAACCTAAGCGTGGCAAAATTACTACTTTAGCCATTTTCTTTTCTTGTAGCAGTTTGTATGTTTCCATTTCTGGATCATCTTCTGCTACAATTAATGTATGATCGAAT